GCCCTTGTGGTGGGTTGTTGAGGATCTCGATGAGTGGAGTGTTCACCGTCACTCGCGAGTCGAGCACCCGGAAAGTTAGGGTCAGGAGATCCACGATCTCGCATTGGATGTCCCGGACGACCTCGAACTCGAAGGCGAACTGCTCGGTGATTTGCCGTTCCCGGAGGCCCTGGACCCAGATGTCCACCTTGCCGCCGATGTGCTTCTTTCGCACGTCGTCCCAGTCGCGCATCATAAGGTCATCGCCGCTCTTGACGACCTTGGCCTTGATGATCCCCACCTGCTCGGCGGCCGTGGAGTAGTAGCCGCCCTCGGTTCCCGTATCGACCGACGAGAACGCCAGGATGGCCCGGCTCGCCAACTCGGCGTTCGATTCCACGTCCGTCCCGAACACGGTGTTTTCCGTGTTCGTGACCTGGAAACCGGCGATGGTGATGTTCTTGATGGAACCCGCAGGCCGGTTCCCAGCCGTGCCGATGATCTCAGCCGTGATCTCTACCGTCAGCTCCCACCGCTTGGTGTCGAAGTTGTAGTAGGCATCCGCATTGGCCGCGGACATGACGTAGGTACCGCCGATCCGATACCTGACCGAGGGGAGCCCGTTCGCCGCATCGGCATCTGTCGAGACGAAAGTACCCGCCGAAACTGTGAGGTCCGAAGCCGGCTTGGTGGTCGTGAAGAGGACCGCTTGACCGACAGAGGGCCGCCCCGGAAGCCGGTCCTTGCCTTCGTTGCGGGCGAGCTTCTCGAACTGCTGATCGACGAGATTCTGGGTGGACGCATCGCTCGTATAGCCGATCGCTGCCCGGAGTGCGGTCTTGTAGGCACTGTTGGCCACCGCGTCGGAGATACCGTCCCCGTTTGCGTCGTCGATGGCGAGCAGGGTGAGGAAGCTCTGCGACCGATGGACGAAGTCGAGGAGGAACCAAAGACGCTCAGACTCCGAGGAGAAGGGGTCGATGCTGACGTCGCGGGTCGTGGAGCCAGGGTTGAGACTGATGGTCGTGTTCACCCGGACGATCGCCGTCACGTAGTCGGTGACGATCTGGAGCCGGGCCCGGCCTGGCAAGTCCCGGATCGTCGTATCGAGCACGAGCGGCTGCCCCAGCACTTCCTGGGAGTAGGGAGTCTCTACCTCTTGCGAGGTTGTCGGGTCGAAGTAGACCCCCGTGAAGACGTAGTAGAGCGGCTGCGAAGCATCGACGTTGACGAACTGATCGGAGTTGATGGTTCCCAGAGAGCCCCCCCGATCATGGGTGAACTGCGAGTACTTAGTGATCGAGTAGCTCTCCAAGGTTGAGCTGAACCGCACGCTGTCGAAGTAGCGTTCCACGGAGGCGTAGGCATCCAATCGAAGTGCAAGCTCCTGATTGAACTCGTCTTCCTCCGTCACTCGGATGCGGACGAACTTGAGCTTGCCATCACTCCAGGTGGTCTGCTCTGTTGCCGTCGCCACCACGGACTCTTCGTAGGTTGCGGAAGCCTCCGTGATGATGGACTCGTTGACGCGGTAGTACCCCGTAGATCCAGCCGGGGAGGAGGAGGCGTAGAGATTGAAGCCCAGGAAGGTCGGGGTCGCGGTGATGAGCCCAGCGGAGCCACGGAGAGGGGCTGGGAGGGCCGCGAGAAGCGTCACCACGTCCCGCTTACGCTGGAGCTTGATGCCCGAAGGGATGGTAATCCCCGTCAGCCCGACGATCTCTCGGACCCTTGTGATCGAGGCCGTCGCTGGGGGACCCACCTTCCCCACGATGTCGATGACCCGGATTTGGACGGTGTTGATCCCGAGGTCGAGGGTGGCCCCTTCCGGGTAGATGTCCGGGTTCGGGTACGTCCAGTTCGTCAGAACGAGCTTGACGAGGGTCGGGTCGGTGACGAAGGCCCCTCCGTTGACGCTCACCTGGATGGCAGCCGTGTTCAGATCGACCGTCCCGTAAAGGAAGACCGACTCCTGGTTCGTCGTGAAGACGAGATGCGTCGTGAACCCAGTGCTGTCGCGAAGTTTGATTTGCGGTACGGTCGCCATGCGTCACCCGGTCAGCGTGTACTTCTTGAGAGATTCCCGAAAGATCCCCTGGCCCTGTGTGGAACCAAGGAGATCCACAGGTTGCGGAAGCCGGATGCCCCGTTCGATCTGAATGGGCTGGGAGGACCGGTTCTGAACCGTGATGTTGATGAACATGACCGTCGGATCTTGCTGACTCCCTTGGAGGTTCACAGCAAGAAGCCTGAAAGGGTACTCCCGATCCGACACGACTTGTCCGACATTCTCCTCCTGCTGCCGCTTGATGCTCTGCCAGCGGTTGAACGCGGCGTACACGTCGCCCACGAGCTGGTTCTGGATGACCCCGCCGGGGGTGAGCTTCCTTCCGACCGAATCCATGATGTCGGTACCGTACCAGTTGTGGAAGGAATTGGTTCCCCGCACCGTGTACATGATCTTCTGGATCTCTTGGATGAGGAGGGCCTCGTCCACGACCTGGACGACCTCGCCCGTGACCCCGTAGAGCCAGTCGTTCTCGACCCCAGTGCCCCCGCAACGCCGACATTCCGGCTGAACCGTGACGTAATTCAGCTCCACGTAGTCCCCGAGGCCCTTCAAGGACTCGTCGAAGACGACGAGTCGGGTCGGGCGGTCGAGGAGCGTGTTGGGGTCGTTCACGAGGGTCCACCCCGGCGTAATGACCTTGCCGCGCCAGTGACGAGGCGTCGGAATGCCCAGGACAGGGGCCAACAAGGACGAGGCCGGGATGAAGATGGAAGCGTCGGGGCTCTCCCGGTCACTCCGGAATCCGATGCGGCGCTCCTGAACGTAGAACTGGATGCCCTTCAGGCCCAACGAGAGTTGAGCAGCCACTCGGTCCGCCGGGATCTTCTTGCCCCCCGGGATGACCACGACCTGCTCGGGCCCGTTGTTCACCTGAACCCGGAAGGTGTCGTTGACCCCGGGGGTGATGGTGTACGGCCCTTCCTTGGAGCCCAAGGAGGTCGCTGCTGAGTACACCCCCGGGGAAGGTACCGAGATGGCGCCGTTCAGCCGCACCTCGACCGAATTGGCCGACGAGATGGGACGTAGCGGGGTCACGACCGTCGCTGAAGCGTCGAGGAAAAGAGCCTCCTCCACGACCCGATGGGGGCAGAGTTGGTCGATTTTGCGGTCGTAGCTCATACCGTCTCCCCCGGGCCGAGGACGCCGGTGTCGCCCGCGTCCTTCTGGTAGAGGTCGTCCGGGGCTCGATCCACACCGGCCGAGTACGGGGCGAGAGGGGCCCCCGCCAGCTTCATCTGAGCGTCCTTGCCCTTGTCGTCGTAGATGGCGCGGTAGTTCGCGTCGGAGATGAGCTGGTTGATGAGCCCGAACACGTTGTCGAGGGAGCCCTCGACATCCGCACTCGAAGCGATGAGGGTCAGGGCCAGAATCTCGTCTTGGAGCTGCTCAGCGTAGTCCACCGCCCTGCGGATTTTGCGCTCCAGGTAGTCCCGTTTGTAGTCGAGGACGTCTTCCATCCACGCACGAGCGTTGTCCATCAGCTCGGCGGACTGGGCGTCGGCTTTGCCAGGCAAACCCATGATCTCGCCGTTGGACATGACCTGGGCAGGGGTTCCCCCGTCACCCTCCTTCAGAAAAACCGCCTGGTCCCGGGTTCGGATGTTGAGATCGAAGAACGGGTCGCCACCCAGTACTTCGTAGGCCGCCACGAGCTTGCCGATGTAGGAGTCGTCATCCGGGACGTAGGTGGTCGGCACACCCTGCCCGTCGAAAGCAAAGGAAAGGGCCCCGATCCGAATCTGTTCCGTGGCCAAATGCGTGATTCGGCCCCCGAGGTCAGCCATCTGGGCTTCCGCGAAAGCCGCGAAGCGTTTGAAGCCGCTCGCGTTGAAACTGCCCTTGAAGTCGTACGCCACTACCTTGGCTCCCTGACAAGTAGCCTAGAAGATGGCCTTGAACGCCGTCTCGAAAGCGGCCACGTCGATGGCGAGGTAGGCGAGGCAAATCCCGCCGGTATACCCCTGGGGGCCGCTCGGAGGCTCGTTGGTGGCCGTGTCGAGCACGTTGAACCACTCCGTCACGCTCCCATTGAGGCCGCTGGCCGAGAGCATGTAGAACCCCAACGAGAGGCTCTCGATGTAGTTCAAGATCTCGATGAGGAACTTGATGAACTTCTCCATCGTGTCGATCTTGCGGATGAGCAGGTCGATGAACTTCTTCAGCTCCTCGATGACCCCGTTGAACGCATCGAGAAGTGCCTGGATTTTGGCGAGAAGATCATAGAGGAGCTGCCCTGACCACGGGATGATGTCCCGAAGGATGCTGAGCTGGATCCAGTTCGGGGGTACCCCCTGACCCGCGAGATTGTTCAGGTAATTGACCGCCGCGAGGAGGTTCTTGCGAACGATGGGGTCGGTGAAGGCCGTCCCGTACGTCCGGGCCGTGTCCTCGTCCACGACCTGGGTCGAGAACACGTCCGTTTCGAGAATCGCGGAAGCGGCTTTCCCGACCACGCTCTGGTCGAGCGTGGTCTTCGTCAGGGCGTAGACCATCTTCTCCAGAGTGTCCGCCGTCTTCAACGTACCCTGGGTGGTTGGAGTCCCCGCTGGAAGCGGTCCCTGCATGAAGGTGCGAAACCCCTCCACCACACTGGCCGGGACCTCCAGGAAGACCCCCGCGAACTTCACCGCATTTCTGGCCGCCGCAAACCGGACCCGCTTCGTCTGCCAGGGCATCTCCGGCAGCTTCCCCGTCGCCGCGTTCGGCTCGTACGCCGTTGGTGACACAGAGCCCGTGAGGCTGACGTAGGGCAGAGCAACAAGCGAAGAGATCGACCCGGCGAGCTTCGTGAGCGACCCCTTCCCGATGTCCGTCACATCCAACGGCGCGATCGGGTTCCCGAACTTGTCGAACTGGGGCTTGTAGACCGGATTGCCCTCCTTGTCCTTGACAGGCTTACCACCGGAGACCACCTGGACAGGCGGCGGAAGCGTCTGGTGGAAGTTGAACGAGAACCCAGACAGGAAGACGTGCCTGAGAACCTCGATGACATCGAACTTGGGGTTGAGCTTGGGGACCTTCCCCCGAACGATGGCTGAAGGACGCCCCATCACCACAGGGCTCGCGGGGTCCTTGGCGGGCCACTCGAAGTAGGCCGTACCCCCATCGTTCATGTTCGTCTTGATGTCGGACGGCTTGAACTTGTCGAGCTTCCCTTCCGTCTTGTCCTCAAACGAGAGCGTCCCACTGTAGGCCCGCACCCGGTAGAAGTACGTCTTGTCCAGCTCGACGTCGGTGTCGATGAACCGGAACGTCCCTAGTTGCCCGAGCAAAAACGTGGCGGTGTTGTCCACGATGCCAACGATCGCGTACTTCTGGAATTTGATGAAGGGGTCGCCGTTCGAGTCCTTGACCTTCACCTTCCGCTTGATGATGGTGTTGGCGGGAGACTTGCTGGTTGCCCTGGGGTTGATGAACCCTGTCTCGACATCTTTGACGACCTGCCCAGCCTGAGCAGCACTCCCAATATCGGTATTCTTCACCTCATTGTTGAGGGGGATCTCCGATCGTTCGATGAACCACTTGGGCGGGAAGAACTCTTGTGACAACTCGGAGGCGAGTCCCTGGAACGAAGGGTCGGAGCTGGGGGTCACCGAAGCCAGGGACCACTCGACCGCGAGTGCCTTCACCTGCGTCTTGAAGACCTTGGTGACCGCCAGGATGGGGTCACCCTTCTCGCCCACCGGAACGACCTTGACGTTCGCCGGGGGCCCATACTTGGGCTTGAGGAACTCTTGCCCGAAGAACTCGAGGAGCGTGTTGATGAGGGCGATGAGGCGGGCCGGACCGTTGGCATCCGCCAGGATGATGACGAACCCACCCTTGAGCGCACCTGCGATGGGCTGAGGGCGGTTGAAGTCCTGTGCATCCAGCAAGGACTGCTTGAACCGCATCTTGAACTTCTGGTACCCACCCACATTCCGAAGAAGCCTGGGATCCGTGAAAGGATCCGGCACATCCATGAGAGCGTAGATGCCCGTACGTTTCAGTGCCTCGATCAGGGTGTTGATAAGATCGAGCAGCGCCTTGATCAGCGCCTTCAGGGGGTTACCGAAGTCGATGAGGAACGCCTTGATCGTCTCCAGGAACGCCTTGACAACATCGAGGTAGACCAGGAGGGTCTCCAGGATGTTGCGGGCCTCTTTGAGGTAGTCCTTGCCAGGGATCTGGATGGCAAAGGACTTCCATTCGGTAGGCGCAGCCATCTCGTCAGCTCCCGTACGTCAGCTTATCGAGTTTGCGCTTGAGATCCTCGATGTGTTCCGAGGTCACGTCGATGGTCCGATGGATGACTTCCTTCATCTTGGTGTGGATGCCGAACTCCGTCTTGTACTCCCAGGCAGGCGGAGGCTTCTCCTCCGTCTTGGAGGTTTCCTCTTCGATCGTCTCGGGGGGCTTCGTTTCGTCGCTCATGGTCACACCGTCTCGACGGAGAGGATTTTCAGGAGGTCGTAGTAGAGCTTCTCCGTTGCTGCGATTCGATCTGCCACCCCTCTCTGGATGACGTACAAGCTGCCGTACTCGACGTTGGTTCGAGCATCGATCCAGGAATACCTCTTGTCGTAGAGCTTGTCGCGGGTTTTCACGATGGTCTCTACAAGCGGCGCGGTTCCTGCCGTCGGGCTTGTGATCCCGGCATACCGAACCGCCAGGGCTCCAATGCGGTTCGTGAGGTCGATGGACATGAGCACGTTCGCGTAGATGTTCGGGTCCACGACCCCAGGAGAGACCGTGACAGGCTCGGTCGCCAGAAGGAGAGCCACCCAAGCGGAAGTGGCCGTCGTCCACGTCTGAGCGGAAGCACGAATCGAGAAGAGGTCTTGGAGAGCGAGCAGCCCCACCCCGAAAGTCTTGACGATCCGGTACGTGACAGCTCCCGGTGATGGAAACGGGGTCGTCGTGGTCACCTGGGTCGCAGAATCGACGGACTGGATGGCGTAAAACCCTGCGTTGGCTCCCGACGGGACGTAGACGATGGAGGTCGTCGTGACCCCGGCGACTTGGAAGTTCTGCCCCAGGTCGGTGAGCACTGCGGCGGCAACCGTGCCGGGGTTCGAGGCGGGGGTCAGAAGGTCCGTGAGCACGCCGTCTGTCTGGGAGAACGCATCACCCTCGAAGAAGCGGGTGATGGCAAGAACCTCCGAGTCATTCACCGTCGGGGTGACGTTGTGGTCGTAGGTGACCAGGACATTCGACTGGACCGTCGTATGGGCTGTCACACCGCTCCAGTGCGAGTACGTCTCAAGATGGTTCGACACCCGGTACGTCGTGGGCAACGCCGACGGCACACCGAAGTCGAGCTGAAGGGTGGTCGGCGATAGAAGGGCCACCACTTGCCGACGAACCCCAGCGTTCAGGCCCGAGGTCAAGACGACCGTGTGGCCCACCCGGATGGCGGGGCTAAGGACCGCGTCCGTCAGCGTAGTCCCTACGATCGTCGCCAACGAGACAGGGCCGACGTTCGCGGTTGCCGTGATGATGGAGTCCCCACCTCCCAACGGAACCGGGAAGGAGGCATCCACGGTGACCGTGTTGACCCCGACGGCCATGATCCGACGGAAGCCGGCTGCTACATTCAAACCCGTCGTGAACCGCACGAGGTCGTAGACCTGGGGGAGGGGGGCAACGAAAGCACCCGGATAGGTCAGAATCGTACCTGTGCCATCCAGGGTTGCCCCCAGAAGCGTGAGCGGAGAAACCACATCCGCAAGAGCTGCCGTGATGGCATCCGACTCGGCCGCGTTGGCTGTAATTTCCTGGTCTGTCGCAGGGCTGAGGATGGGGATGCTCTGATCACCGTCGTCCGCCGCGACCCCTCCGTAGAGGGCTGGGAACTTGAAGGGCCTCGTCGAGAGCTGAAGGAACCCCGTCCCGTCCATCTCCAGAAACTCCCCGGAGTTGGGCGCGTTGACTCGAAGCTCTGGTGGGATGATGGGCACCGATCCGTCGAAAGGCGGGAAGGGTTTGATGAAGAGAAGTTCGCCTGAATCAGTGTTGACCGAAACATCGAACCCCTGTCGGTACAACTTCTGGTACGACGTGTCAGGGGACAACCCCGTCACGCAGAGAAAGACGGTCGCTCCAACCGGAATGGCCACCGGAAGGGCTCCTACGGTGATGCGCTCCGGGGAGGTCAGGACAGACCCCACCGTGAGTGGGATCAGGTCCGGTACGAGGTACGTCCCATTCCGGTTCTTGATGACGACCTTCATACCCGCCGCGAAGGCAGGCGCCTTGAAGGTCGTGTTCCCGTGGGCAGAGTCCACGTAGAGGGTCGTGTCCCCGACCGCCGCCGCCTTGATGACACGCGCCCGGGGAAGCCGGCGGTAGACGATGGTGGGCAACGAGTTGATCGACTTGACCCCGAAATCGCCGATGGGGGCCCCCATGTCGGCGCTCGTATCCAGACCTCCCGTCGTCAAGGTCGAGAGGTGTGCCTTGAGGTTTGGATAGAGCCGCGAGAACGCTGACACTTGGTAGAGCGGGAGATACGTCCCGATGAAGGTGAAGACCAACGGGAAGATCGAGGTCAACGCGATGGGGAAGGGCGAGATCTCGAAGCGGTCATCGATCTCATTGGTGACCGTCGAGTACGTGGTCCGCGTAGGGTTGTCCACCTTCCCATCGAAGCGGAACCGCCCGTTGATGTCGCCGACGACACGTCCATCGGCATCTTGGAGAACATCTTCGAGCCGATTCGTATTGTCGTTGAAGAACTTCAGGTACTTCCTCGACACGTAGTCTACGTTCGCAGCGTGGCCCTCCGTGAAGAAGAGCGATGCGCTTCCTTGAGTCGAAAGGGTAGGCGCCGATCCATTCGAGGTCGTGGGTCCACCCGAAGGGGAGCCCGCCTTGGCGCTCGCCTGAAGTGCCTGCAAGACCTCCCCTGAGAAATTGGTGAGGGTCTCGACCCGGTAGTAGAACGAGTCTGGCGAGTAGAGTGAGTAGTCCGCCTTGAGCACCTGCCCCAAGAGCCCGTTGGTGTCGTCCGGTACGACCAACGACGTGTAGGAGGCCCGGATCCGAGTTCCCGCCGAGACGAGCCGGTAGCTCGTGTAGAAGATGTTGAGCGACTCGTTCGGCTGAAGAGCTGGCGAGTACTGGAGCGTCCCGCTGCCATCGAGCTTGTAGTCGGTGGGCGTCTGCATGAGCACGCCAGGCTGACCAGAGATGCGTCGGAAAAGCGTGGCGCCCTGCGTCAGGATGGGCACCCCATGAAGATTGGTCTGCGTGACCCCATCTTCGAGGATGGGGCGGAGGGACCGTTTGAGCACGGTCGAGCCCGCCATGTACTGCTTCCGGACGTTCTGCTGAAGGATGACCCCCGTGAGGCCGTCTTTGAAGACCGCCCCCGAGACGAGATACAGGTCGTAGTAGGTTGCGTTGTCCGTGAAGAGGACGGCCGTGCCTTTGGGGTACGAGAGCGTCTGGTCACCCGGAAGCTCGTAGCGAGGCATTCCGCGAGGCATGACCCCGAAGGTCGCCATCTCCGTCGTGAAGTAGCTCGGCTGGAACGGGAAGATCGGGTTCAACGGGATCGGTCCCGAGCTGATGTACAGCCGGGGGTTCGTGAAGTCGTCCTGGAACGTGGTCCCGTAAGCCAGCGTGACCGTCGTGAGGTCCGTACCCACGTCGTACGTGGTCGTCCCGATGAGGTAGACCTGCTGCTGCTCGATGCGAAGAAGGTAGCCCGCCGGGAAAGCTGCGGTCTGATCCCCAACCAGGGTGAGGGTCGAGGAACCTGTCTGGATCAAGACCTGGGCAGCGTAAATGGGAGGCTGAAGGACGTTGAACGTGCGCTCCCCGCCAACCGCCTCGTAGACGTAGTAGTCCACGTAGACCCGCTCGTCGGGCTCCAGGTCGGAACCCGAAGGCAACGCATCCGTCATGAACCCGGTGTTCGGCAGGAACATGATCGTCGAAGGCGAGGTCGTGACGAAGATCTGTGTGTCATCCTGGGGGCGACCGCCGCGATAGACGGCCGGAGGGATGTCCAGCGAGATGGTTCGACCTGCCGGGTTGAACGGCACCTGATTGGTTATCGCGAGCCGAGGCCAAGGCTGGGTCAGCTCCTTGCGGATGAGGAAGCTGACATGCTCCGTGACCGAAGGCTGAACCCCATCCGAGGTCACCGGCTTGTACGTGGCGTACATCTCGTCGCCGGTGAGCAACCGAGTCGTCAGCTCGAAGAACCCCAGGTCTTTGCTGATCTTGAAGTCGTACTGGAGCCGAAGGGTGAGGCCCCAGAAGACCGACAGAACCGCTGTCACGTCGGCCGACGAGAAGTTGAGGTCTCCCGTCTGTTGCGAGATCTCCACCGTACCCGCTGCCAACGAACCCGGAGCCGTGAAGGAGGCGTTGTCGGGCTTCACGACGAGGGTAGCGAAGGTTGTGGGTCCGAGGCGAACCCGGACCCTGCCGATGTACGAGGGCAGCACATGGAGCCGACGTTCGATCCGGTAGTTGGCGCTCGGGAAGGACGTGAACGCCCGGTCCACGGTGAGCTGGGTGGCCTCCACGACCGTCACACGTCGGTAGCTCCCCGAATCCGGGCCCGAGGTGAGAACCACGGTGTCCCCGGCGAGCACCCCGTCAACCAGGAAGTCCGTCGAGGTGTCCTGCATCGTCATCGAGGTCGTGAACTGCCCCGGAACGCCTCCCGTGTAGATGACCGTCTGATTCTGGGCAACCCCGAGAGCCCGAATGCGTTCGAGCTTCGTATTGGGATCGATGGGTACGAGTTCCTGGAAGTATCGGTCAGCGATGATCTCCGCGACGGAACGGACCTCATAGACGACGGAAGTGGCTGCGATGGGCGTCGAAACGTCCGTCGTGATGGTCGTGGCTGTACGACTGACGACGGTATAGACCCCCGCTGCGGGGCCTGTGGGGACCACCAGCGCGTTCCCTGCCTGGACGCCGGCCACGATGAAGCTCGCCGTGGGGTCCGTGAGCAGGGTGCCCGAGAAGGTCGTAGCAGTCCCTTGCGTGAGGGGCTGGCCAGTCTGATTGGTCAGCGTGACGACGCCCGACCCCTGGTCGAAGAGCATCGTGGTGCCTTGAACGAGCGGCGCGTAGTTGCCTACCCCGGGCCCCGATTCGATCTCCAGGAGAAGGCTCTCAGGCCGCACGGGGAAGTTCGGGAGTTGGATGACCCCGCCCGTTTGGGTAAAGGTGACGATCTGGTTGTTCGTCCGCTGGGCGTAGCTGAGCTGTCTCGCCGCGAAGTCGATGAGATACCCGAGGCCCACAGGAGGAACCGCGACCCCGAGGTCTGGGAGAGGCCCGGTGAAACTGCCCGTCCCCTGCTCGACGTAGACCGAGATGGGGTACCCAGGGTCTTGAAGAGGGGTCGCTGGAAGCAGAACGAAGGGCACCTGGATGACAGGACTGGCCCAGATCGCACCCGTCACCCCGTAGATCGCCGTGACATCCTTGATCGTCGGGTCTGCGCCCGTGAGATTTACCGTCGTACGGTAGAACCTCAGAGCGATCCCCCGCCCCGTGTCGATGGGAAGGTCCCCGAAGAAGACCGTGACCGGGGTGCCCCCGTAGATGAACTGGTCCACCTGTGAGAACTGGATCGCGCCATCCGTTCGGATTTGGACCTCGCCGAGCGTGCCCGCATCGAAAGCGGTGACGAACCGGCTGACTGGGAACTGGTACCCCGTGGAGAGCCGGAAGATGACGTCCCCACCCGGAACAGGGACGGGGATCGAGACAGGGCTCGTCACAGTCCCACCGGACTGACTCGTGAGAGGCTGCTTCCAGGTGAACTGCACCCCGTCGTAGTAGACGGGCTTGTTGGCTGCCACGTCTGCGGAGTTGAGCTTGATCCGTCCCGTGGTCTTTGCCCACTCGACCGTGCCTGCAACCGGGTTCACCGAGAAACCACCCTCCGTGGCCTTCTCGATGGGGGTCAAGTAGAAGCCAAAGCCAAGGCGGATACGCGGGAACTGCCCAGACCCAGGAATCGGATTGAGGAGGAGGTAGGTGTCCCCTGCGAGTCCGAGACGACCCGTTGAAGCCGAGTACTTGAAGTAGGACTGGCGTTGGTAGCGGACATCCTGTCCGAGGTACGTCGTCAGGTCGCTGGTGTTCCAGTTGAGGTGCCCAGTCGCCTGGGACAGCTCGACGGTTCCCGAGGGAGGAGCCCCAAAGGCCCCGTCTGTGGCAACCAGCGTCACGAGGAACGTCGTTCCAGATCCCGAGCCGACCGAGACGCGGAAAGGAGCCGCTGCCAGGACCCCGATGGGCGGAGTGACCTTCAAGCGGCTCGTGTTCGAGGTCGCCGAGATCACTCCGACGATCTCCGCCGCCGCCCCAGGGAGAGGCTTGAAGCTCCCCGAGGCCGAATCGTAGTCGAACCGCCGAACCACCGCCGAAGTGGTCCCTTCGTTCTTGGTGAACCCGAAGGTGGCGTTCGCGAGGAGCCCGTCCGTGTGGACGAGGACGCAGTAGTCCGTCCGTGAAACCGATTCGTTCGAGGGGTAGGCAGCGTTGAACGCCGCGGAGTTCGTGATGAGGTCGTTCGGCGTGAACGTGAACGGCGAGTTCGCCGCCCCCACACGCGGAGGTTCGAGGACGTAACCCTTGATGGAGAGGCCCACGGATTACCCCCCGTATGTCAGGCGAAGGAGCGAGGAGAACGTCGCTTCATCCACCACGACTTCGTGACCTTCACCTTCGAGGTCGAGGACAGCCACCCGACGGATCTCGCCGGCCCGGAGGGCACCGTCTACGAGCTGAACGTCGCGGCTTTCCTTCAATTCAACGACAGGGACGAGAAACATGTGATCCTCATACGATCTTGCCGACGCCAGTGCCGGCGCCGGGAGCTGGTCCCACGGGTCCTACAACCGGGATGGGAATAATGAAAGCTGCGAACGTCTGGTCGAAGGCGAGGCCCAAGGCAAGAGCGAGCTTGGTAGGACCCTCTCCGGTCATGTCGAAAGAGGCGAAGGCTTCCTGAAAGCCCGCCTGAGCTGGTGGCCCCTTGATCAGAGCTACACCAGCCCCCGAACCAACGCCCATCACGGACGCGAGGATGAGTCCAAGCGGCAAGGCTTGCGCAAGCCCGTTCGCCAGACCCATCACCGTCAGCGGGCTGAAGAAGCCCATGAGGCCCGCCGAGAGGAAACCTATCTGGATGTTCGCGAGGAGGAGGGGCTGCGGGACCAGAAGCGGGAGGGGCCCCGCTACCCCGACTCCCACTGCGCCGGCTGCGGTGACGTTCACGACGGCTTTCTGAGCCCAAGTGGAGACACCCAAGCCAACGGCCATCGCAAGTTTGGGCATCCCGAGCCCCAGGTGCCCCGTAGAGGCCAGGGTGCCCATCAGGACGCCGCCTATGACTGGAGGAACGAGAGGCATCAGTTTGAGAGGACGGTGAGGGCCCCGAAGAGTGGGATGTTCGTGATGATGTCCAGGGTCGGCATCCCCGGCGGCATACTTGGAATACCCCGACAAACACCCAAAACCGCCGTCGGTCCACCCAGAAGGATGACCGGAGCGATCAACATCACGGCAGCTCCCGCTGTGATCGTGATCGCCAGACCCGCCGTGATCGATAGAGCGGCCCCAGCCGTGATCGAAACGGCTCCAGCCCCAGCCGTGATAGCGACCGCTCCTGCGGCAGCCGTGATCGAACAGGTGCCTCCGCCCACGGTGACGACGTACCCACCAGCCCCGACCGTTGTCGTGGACCCACCGGCGCCGATGGTCGTGACCTCACCTCCGGCTGCGATGTTCGTGAAGAGGCCACCCGCAAGGATGGTGGCCAGCTTCCCACCTGCGATGATCGTCTCCAGGACTGCGAGGGCGTACTGGTACTGGGTCTTCTGAGCCACGAGCACGTCGAGGGCGCCGAGATTCATCCCGAGCCCCTGGAAGACGTTCATGCTCATGCGGTCGGCTGACTGGCTGAGCCCACCGTTGACCGTTGTGTTCATCGCCCCCTGGATGGACTCGATCACGTCGCCGCCAGTCGAGAGCCCCATGCTCCCCTGGATGTCCTCGAACTTCGCGTACCCGGTCTCGCCGTCGATGCCCTTGTAGGTCGCTGCGACGCCCGAGTGGTACGTCACGTCGATGGAGTTGCCGGTGTCCTTGTTGTGGCCGATGTCCGCTTTGATGCCGCCGGCCAGGGAGGCCATGATGCTCGTGTTGTTCTTGTCCGAGCCCCCGATGAACATCTTGAGGGCCCCGAGGAGGTTCATCTCCACCGAGACACCCGAGTCGTCGGGGTAGCGTTCGACCGAGGGCTTCGGGACGTGGACGTAGACCTTCCCCTGCTTTTCGACAGCCACCGCGAAGGGGTTGTCGTCCAGCGCACCGTAGGGGCTGAAAATGCGGAAAAGATAGGCCGCCGCAGCGGTCATGGTGTCCGTATCGCCCTTGCTCGCCCGTTCGACCTCGACGAGGTTGAACTTGCCAGCCCCTTCGGCGTCGAAGCTCGACCACAGTTCGGGCCTGACCACCTTCCCGTAGATCCTCATCCCCTGCGAGGTCGTCGAGTCGTGGCCGATGACCGTCCCGTAGACCCGCTCGATGTACGGGGACCGCTTGGAGACCGTGAACCCATCGATCTCGTTCAGGACTTCTTGCACGAGGTCCGTGTCGTGGGCCATGTCGAGACGGTCCTCGGTGAAGGCATAGCCTGCACCGGCCTCCCCGTCCTCGATGCTCGTACCGAAGACCGTCGAGGGGTAGAAGACAGTCTTGCCGTTGGCGTACGTCGTCGGGGGGTAGTTCGTGGCGTCGTTGAAGAAGTCGAGCACGACACCCGAGGAGTTCGCGAACTTGGTTGAGGAGCCCAGAGCCCCTGGACCCATCGCTTTCAGCTCATCGGCTCCGAAGTAGCGGTCCGCCTCTGCCTTCAAGGTCTTGCCCGTCTTGAAGATGTCCGTGGGCAAGAAGTTGTCGGAACGTCGAACAGGACCCGAGTAGTGCCTGACACCCGAAGCGGAATCGAACCGGTGAATGGCTTGGGTGACGAGGGTCCGCTCTGCGTCCCGCAGTTCCAGGAGGTCGCCCGCTCGGTTGGACATTCGGATGTCCTTCGCGAGGACAAGCTCTGCCCCGTCTGCCGACATGCCGCCAACGTCCCCCTGGCGGAGCTTCAGTCGCTTGTGGCGGACCGTACGCCCGATGAACTGGTCGTAGACGCTCTTGCTATCTGGGTCCGTGTAGACGGCCTTGGGGTCCGTAGGCGAGAAGGGGTCGAACCGAAGCCCACTCCTGTTTCCCACAGGGATGAAGGCGAGCACCATCGGTTCCCAGACCTGCTTGTGGCGCATCCGGTAGGCGACAACCACGAGTGAGTTGACCTCCGGGATGCCACCCCAGAAGGAACGAGGGCCGCACATCGGCTGTGTGAGGTCGATCTCGGGGATGTCCTGACCGCCACGGGTCAGAACCTTGATGTCCCCCTTCATCAGGATCTCATCGACCCTGGTGAGGATGCCAATATGAAGCCCTTGGGGGAACCCGTTGTCGGTGAACCCCTTCCCGATCTTGTGCCCCGTGGGGTACTTCTTCCTGAAGTCTCCTACTCGCAGTCCCATCTGTTATCCTAGCTGCTGGAGTTGGAGGGTCTTGTTCTTGATCTCTTGCTGGAGCTTGGCCGCTTCCTTCTGCGCTTCCTCGATCTGCTGCTGGATGGACTTGCCGGTGAAGTCCACGATCTTCGCGTTCCCAGCGTCAACCGACGCCTGCTGCTTCTGGAGCGCCTGGATCTTGGCATTGACCTCACCCAGTTGTTTCGAGGCCAGGTTGATCTCACCCTGGAGCTGAGCCTTGTCCGTGTTCTTCTTCAGGTTCTTGCCAAAGTCCGACCACGTCTTCTTGAGGTCGGCCTTGGCGGAGTTCGCCTGGGCCGCAATGGCAGCCGGGTCACCGACCGCGAGGCGGTTCGCGGGGTTGAACGGCGGGGACAGCTCCGAGGTCGTGCTCCCAGGCTTTCCAAAACGCATCTCCTCGGTCGTCGGGAACGCGATGTTGAGCGTCTCTCCACGAAGTGCAGCTTCGAGTTCCTGGTGGGGCTGGTCGAGGGCCTTGTAGAGGTCGAACAAGAACGAGTCGATCTTGGTGAGGACGTTGGCTCCGCCGAGAGCACTCCGGTACTGCTCGTCGGTAACGGGTCCAGCCAGGTCGCCAGAAGCATTTTGAATGTCCGTGTTTCCTCCGATCTGCTTCCCCGGAAGAGTTCCTGTTGCAGGTGCTACACCGCCCATCGTGTTCACGTTGAGCGGTTTGAGCTGGTAGCCCTGGTTCATGAACGCCAGGTCAGCTCGACCCGCAAGACACCCGCACTGAGTGTCCTGTGACCCACCCTTCTTGATGACATTCAGCTCCGCGATGGTGAGCGCCCGGCTGAGCTGGCTGGCCTCAACGGAGGCAATCTGGCCCTTCTGCTCTGCCGACCCCAGTGGAGCAGTGTCCGCGAACTTCGAGCCATCCGGGGCCACACCGTCCTTGGAGACCGGGATGTAGGCGTTGGCGAACTGTCCTGCTGTTGGCTCGTTCTGTGTCCCTGCGGTCTGGAGGTCAGACCCATCCGGAGCAAGCCGGGTGATGGCGTCGATGGGGTTCGCGTAGATCGACGTAAGGCTCGTGAGTCCCTGCGATTGTGCTGTAAGGGTGGAAAAGAGGTCACCCGCGAGAGCCGTCTGGATGCCTACAGAGGCAGCCTGGTTCTTCTGGTTCGGGTTGTAGACAAGCCTGCCGTCACGGATCGCCAGCCCACGGCCATACCGGAAATGCCCCACGACCTCGAAGCCACGCTCATCCGAGACAGGACGAACCATACCGGTAGTTTTGGGGTCTTTCCCCTCGATGAGCTTAACGGCAACGTCTGCTCCCTGGTACTGCACTCCGATGTTTTTCGCGGGTACGAACGTCACCTCGCCAAAGATCTGGTCCATGTCGTAGACGTAGACGAAGACCCCGGCGGAGTTGAGCCCGTACTGGTACCGGTTGTTCAGGAGGGTGTCCCGAGCAGCGTCCACCGTGCTGTATGCGTTCTTCTTTGCCAGACGATCTCGAAGCCCATCGAGGTTGTCCTTCAGCTTCTTCTCGGCATTCTTGTCCTGGAACTTGGCCTGCCCAGCCGGCTTCTGACCTCCTGCCTTCGCAAGCTCCTCCTTCGGCGGTGCGAAGGGCCGCGTGTAGATCATGTTGACGTTGGGGTACCCCACAGCCCGTCCCGTCTTGGGGTGCCGGAGGATGAGGGGGGCGTACGGATTTGTAGACCCGTACCCGCTGGACTTCCCAGAGGATTCGATCTGACTGATCGACGCCGGGAGAGTCGCCCCCTCCCCCAGGTTCACTTTGAACTCCGCGTACTTGCTGATCTGCCTTGCTGTGTACTTGAACGGCAGGATCGGGTCCGGGACGGGCTCAGCCTTTTGCTTCCCATCCTTGGCGTCCTTGGCTTTCGGGTCAGGCTTCGCTGACTTCACTGCGGCTGCGGCAGGGCCGTTGTACTTCTTGAGCCGGATCGTTCCGATACCCCTGGGGGCAAAGAACTTCTGCCTCTTGGCGGTCAGCGTGAGCGTTGTCGTCGCCCGACTACCAAAAGCGCAGTTGTGCGAGATGCCCGTAACATACCAGACCTGATCCAAGGGGGCGACGTAGATGGGGAACCCCAACCTCAGCTCCGGCCGCATCGGGATGGTCACGGACCCTCGATGCCTCTTCGAGTTGATACGGTCGAGGATGTCCATCCCGTGATAGAACATGAGCAGGGTGTCGCCCATGAACTCGGAGTTGACCGTGTGGGTACGCCAGCCGTACTTCCGGAGCAGGTGATAGTCCGTGACGCTCGTGAACGGCGTGATGTCCTCGGGGAAGCCATAGTCCACGTTGCCACCGAACGAGCCCTGCATGGTGAGCTGGGTGACGACCTCGGCCTCCGACTCCGAGAAGTCCCAGTCGATCACGTCGATGTCCTGGATCCAGGAAATCGGCTTGTTCGAGAGGATGTCGAGGTTGAAGAAGGGCGGCTTGAAGACGAGATCGCCCGTCACGTCCATGAAAAACTCGTAGCCGATCGCCTCTTTGGCCGCGTTCGCCAGCTCCAGCTTGGTCTGAAACTCCGAGGACCAGAAATTGACCTGCCCCGCCTGTGAGAACTGGGTACGGAAGGCAACCACCGACGGGTCCGTCGGGTCGAAGACCATCTGCCCGGAGTCCTTGCCCCCGTTGGCCTTCCGGACTGCTGCCGAAGCGAAGGGCTCCTTGAACTTCCCCTTCTTTTGGACGTTCCACGCCTCGAAGAGGGAATCGCCTCGTACCGCGATGCCGTTTGTCCCATAGAGGAGCAGGTTTCCGCGAGTTCGAGAGAACCTCGACTCCCAGTACGCCATGATGTCCCCAAGGGCCTCGGTGAAGACCTGCTTCTGCCCGCCATTCTCCTTCACCAAGGAGACGAGAGAGCCCGAGCCAACAACCACGTCCCCGAACGCTTGCTGGGCACACGACCAAATCACATCGAAGGGGTTCATCCCGAAGAAGACGTTGCCGAAGATGCTACGTCCTTGTTGCCCCGCCGATGCTGTGAAAGCGGGGTTGATGTTCATCTTGCACAGCTCCCACCACTTCAGGATGTCGCTGCACGAGATGCTGACGGTATGCTCGCCGCCCGAGTACGAATTGCCGACCTCGGTGACCAGGCCCCAGAAGATGGGGTAGTACTGGGGCACGCCTTCGACGAGGTAGTACCCCTTCGCGAAGATCTCGACCTCCATCATCGGGGTGATGAGCGCGTTCCCCTCGAAGTAGAAGTCGTCCACCGCGTGTCGGGGGATGGACAGAGCGATGCTCGCCGAACCCGGCGGACTATCGACGTTCAGGTCTACCGTGATGCTCGTGACGAAGGAGTTGAGGTCGAACTTCTTACGGCAGCTCGGGCAGCCGATCACATCGGATTCGCCGTTGATGTAGACGATCGCGTCCGGACCCGTAACGACCGTAGGCCGGAGGTTCGGTTGAAACGTTCCTTGAAAGGGTCCACGAGGCATCGGGGCTCACTACTTACCGAGAACAGGGTTGTT